TACCCGACGTACCAGCAGTACGCCGGGAACGACGCGTTTTTCCCGCTGGTGTTTCTTGATCGGCAGCGCGTGCCTGTCACGCCGACTTCGATCAAGGTCGAGCTGGACGATTTGACCAACAGCGTGGCGATGGACGGCGGCCCGATCACGCTGAGTTCCAGCGGAGCGGCCTCCGGTAGCTACATCTACCCGGCGTTCGCACCCGGCTCGCCGACGCCCTGGCTCCTGCAGGCGACGGCCGCCCTCATGCAGATGACGTTCCCGTACGAGGGGTCGCAGATCTGCAAGTTGAAGATCGTGTTCACGGCGCTGGACTCCGTGACCGGAACCAATTTCACGGACGTGATCGAGAACATTGTTGAGTTGGTCGCCAGCCCGACGGTGAGCGGTTCGTTGTAAAGTTTTTTCGATAAACTTTAAATACTGGTGAGGAGTATTAAAGTGTCTGATGTGAAGTTCGAGCAGATTCCGATCAACGACATGATCGTCGTCCGGATGGACGAAGACCCCGCAGCAAAAGGGCGGATCAAACTTCCGGATTGGCAAAAATACCTCCGGGGGACCGTGATCGCGGTCGGACCCGGGAAGGCTTTGTACACCGGCGGCCGCGGGCCGATGTCGTGCAAGGTCGGGGACAAGGTCAGCTTCTCGCCGACCGCCGGCATGGACATCGACTACGGCAGCGTCGGCGCCAGCATCCGGATGATGCGCGACCCCGACGTGGACGCGATTTGGGAGGCGGCGTGAGCGTCGCCCTCACCGAGCAGCAGCTGGAGCTGGCCGCGCGACTGAAGATCACGCGCGACCGCGTGCTCGTCAAGCTGGTGCCGTACGTGCATCCGCTACTGGCCACGCCCAGCGTCCAAATTCAGAAGGGTGTCGTGATCTCTACCGGCTACGGCCGCCGCGAACGCCGGAAGACCGAGTTCCGTTCCGGTATGGGCGAGCAGGAGATCCGGCGCCCAAATGGCAAGGTTATGAAGTTCGGCGCGACCCGGTCAGCCAACCGGACATTGTACTTCGAGGATGGGCCCGAGACCGGGCGCATTCTCCCGCTGCAGGTGAAGCCGGGCGATGTCATCGAGTTCGGCTTCCGCAACGTCGAGATCGTTGACTTCGATCGGATTCCGGACTTCTACAACCTGCAGCTCGGCGAGCTGGTATTCATTTGGCACGAGTCGATCTATTCGATCGATCCGGAAGAGGACATGGAACGGGTCATGTCGCAGGCGATGCTCTTCCAGAAGAGCGCCGGCCACGACCGCCACGGCAACTTCATGTCGGGCGCAGAGGATTGGCACCGCGCATGAAGAAAGGTGCCGCGCACGCGCGCTCAGAGCGCGGCTTCGCACGTACGATCTGCGCCCAGCTGACGAAGGCCGGCGCGCCAGATATGTACAACTACGTGCCGACGCGCCCCGTGCTACCCGACGAAGCCAGCCAACACGGTTGGCATATGTTCTGGGACGGGCAAACCGCCTGCGCTCAGGGGCATATCGGCGCGCGATACATCGTCAATCACGCGATGTGCAGTGATTGCAACCGCGTGAACAACGGTAAGACGCCGATCTATCCGAACAAGAACGGCTCTGATCTGACGACCGATGCCCCGACCTACGTCGAGCCGATCGCAGACGCGAAATTTGTGTGGACAGAACCCAAAAAAGTCCAGTTTCTCACGGCGCTGATCAATTCGGCGGACGTGATGCAGGCGCTGGCGGCGATTAAGGCCCAGCCGTCGCACCTGATCGCCTATTTCGACGCGAATCCGGCCTTCAAGAGCGAGTTTGATCGAGTGAGAGCGACTTCGGTGGCCCTGGTTCAACTCTGGAAGACCGAAGCGTTGGCAGTTGGAGGTAGTGAGCGAGCCGCGTTGGTCATGGGGGCCAACAAGTTCGCGGAGTTCGGTCAGAAGACGACCATGAACCGCTCCCAGTCGGGATCACCGGAGCAGATCCGTGCAGAATTCAATCAGATCCTACGAGGACTTGGTGTCCCGAGCGCTGCTGGAGCAGCAACTCAAGTCCGAGCTGACGCAGAAGTACACCCTGGAGCCGCATTGGACTCCGACGGCTCAACAGGAGCTGGCGATCGTCAACCGTATGAGGCAGGCAGCCTACTTACGGAAGACGACGCAAATTGCGACTTGGTTTCTTGATGAGCAGACGCGCAAGGGTTACTGGAAACACATGGCTTTCTTTGAAGCCGGCGCCCGCTATGACGAGCGCGCGGTCTTCGGAGGCAACCGCACCGGCAAAACCCACTGTGGCGTCTATGAGGATGTGATTCATCTGACCGGGCTGTACCCGGAATGGTGGAAGGGCCGCACTTGGGAGCGGCCTATAGACATGTGGGTCGCTACAGACACGGCGAAGAACACGCGCGACATTCTGCAGGAGAAATTCTGTGGTAAGCCGGGCGTATCGGACCAACTCGGATGCGGAATGATACCGCGCGAGCTACTGGCGCGTGATCCGACGATCAAACACGGCACGCCGAACGCGTATGAGACGATCTACGTTAACCACTTCACCAAAGGTGAGTTTGACGGCGTCTCTACGTGCATGTTCAAGTCCTATGATCAGGGCCGCGATAGTTTCCAGGGCACTAAACAGGATCTGATCCATCTGGACGAAGAGCCGAAGATCGAGATCTACACCGAGTGCTCGCTGCGACTGATGAGTACAGTGCCCGGCGAGCGAAATGGCGCACTGATTCTGACTGAGACCCCGCTTCTTGGCATCAGCGAGCTGATGACCAGCTTCATGCCGGACCTGCGCCCCGAACCGGACAGCGCGCCGCTGATGGAGTGGGATCACGACGCGATGGCGGAAGACGAGGTCGCGATCGATGAGTGATACAGATGGTCGCTGGTCGATCCACGTGGATATGGACGACGTTCCGCATCTGACCGAGAAGGAAAAGGCGAAGATCTTGCGCGGCGTGCCGCCCTGGCAGCTGCAGGCGCGCAAGAGCGGCATCCCTGGCCACGGCATCGGCGCGATCTATCCGATCCCCGAGTCGGTGATGATCATCCCGCCGTTCGACATTCCGCGACACTGGCCGCGGAGCTACGCGCTGGATCCAGGCTGGAACGTCACAGCCGCGCTGTGGGTCGCCTGGAACATCGATCGTCCGTACACGGACTATCAGGGCAACAAACGCCATCCTGGCGTGGCGTACGCGGAGTATTACCGCGGCCAGGAGCATCCGGCGATTCACGCCGCCGCGATCCGATCGCATGGCGCGTGGATCCCTGGCCTGATCGACCCCGCCGCGGAGAAAGCGCGCGGCCCCGACGGCGAGCTACTGATCGACGTTTACCGCAATCTGGGGCTCAACGTCTCGAAGGCAGACAACACGGTCGTCTCCGGTCTCGTGACGACCTGGGACATGCTCTCGACTGGCAAGCTGCAGATCTTCGATACGCTGACCAACTGGCGCAAGGAATTCCGGCTCTACCGGCGCGATGAGAAGGGCGTGATTATCAAAAAGAACGACCATCTCATGGATTGCACACGGTACCAGTGCATGAGCGGTTTCGTAGCCGCACGCCCGCCGCCGGCTGGCGAAGGCGGCGTTCCTTGGTTCACGTGGAGCCCAGAATTGGCGACGCCCGGCGGCGTCTGGAGTGGTTGATGCGTTTTTCAATGCGAGGTGAGGCATGAGCATCCAATTGAAGTTGACCCACGAGGAAGGCCTTCGTCTTCGGCAGCAGCAGGCGTCCGATGTCGAGCGCACCGAAGACAAGGTGATCGTGGACGCTGAGGGGAACAAGCAGACCTTGCGCGGCGGCCTCGTCGTGCGTAGCAAGGACTGGAAGTTCGTGCGCGGCACGGACAACAACGGCCACCCGACCGAAGACGTGCAGCAGGATGAGGATCCTCGGCGCGTGGACGGCAACGGCAAGAAACTGAAGATGGGGACGTACACGCTGCACGTGACCGCGGGGATTCGCAATCTCGTGGTCGAGCGCAAGGGCAAGGTGACGCCGTACAACTTCAAGAATCCCGCCGTGCGGAATCAGATCCGCGTGAAGTACCAGACTCTGGAGAAGAGCGGCCGCAAGACCAAGGACGGCAAGGACGTGCACGAGTGGAAGGACAGCGGCCTGCCGCAGTACTTCCCGCCGAACGCACCGCTCGGCGTGTTCGTGGGCGACGCGCAACGCGCGATCGTAGACGAGATGCCTACGTGAGCGAGCCGTGTAAACACTGCGGCCACTGCCCGAACTGCGGGCAGCCGCTACCGCCGCTGTCTCCGTACTACGGCATTCCGTACCCGCCACAGTTCGCGCCGATCCCGCCGTGGCCGACCACGCCGGCAACGCCGAATCCGTGGCGCACGCCAACCTACTTGAGCTGATATGTCTGGCAACAGCGGCGACAACTGGGACTTGATTGGCGACGTGCCCGGCGAGACCGGGCCGTTGCCCAATCACCCGGGGTTCGAGATCGAGGACGAGGGCGGGCTCATGGCCCGCATCCGGAATTTCTACGACGAGGGTGTCGGCGCGTGGGAAGAGAACCGCCGCATGCACTCCGAAGACCTGAACTTCATCTACAACAGTGAAGCGATGGGTCAGTGGGATCCGGTCGTCCTCCAGAACCGTCGCGGCAAGCCGTGCTACACGTTCA